TAATTCCACTCAAAATGCTAGAATAGAATCAAATAGTTCTGAATTTGAAATTAATAGCATTTCAAATTTGCCACTTACATTTAAAACAAATGATACTACCCGTTTAACCATTGCCTCCACAGGCGCAGCTACCTTCTCAAGTAGCGTGACGGCATCGAGTTTCAATTTAGGCAATGGTCAATTCTTGAGGCTAACTAGAACTAGCGGTGGATTGCAATACGATGCACTTGGAATAGTTGCAGGGACAGACAATACAAGGCTAATTTCTACGGGTGATTTTGATATTGTCAATGGTGCATTAACTTCTTATTTTAAAGTATCCTCCACAGGAGCAGCTACCTTCAGCAGTAGTGTGACGGCTAATGGTATTCGTTCCATAAATGGAGGGGTTGATGCAACTTTTCAAGATGCTTTTATTGGTGTTTATAGTGGAAACAATAATGAACAAAACGCTATTCAGACTGCTGTTTCTTCAGCAGCAAGTCAAAGTGGCTTTAGATTTCAAGTAAGTAATGGAGGTGGCTCATCAGGTAGAACAAATGTTGTAGATTTTTTAAGAGATAGACAAATCTTCTACGGCAACGTAGGCATCGGCACTACTTCGCCAAGTCAGTTGTTTCATGTAAAGAATGATCAGGCTGCATATACTTGGAGTAGAATTGACAATCAATCCACAAGTTCTTCCGCTTATTCAGGTCTTCAACTTGGTGCTTATGGTAATACTTGGGGGATAGCCATAGGTTCATCTGCTGCAAATAGCAATGCATTAACATTTGTAATTGATGCAGGTGGTGGAAATTCAGAAAGAATGCGCATCACCTCAGGCGGCAATGTAGGTATAGGTACGGCTAGTCCGGGGCAAAAATTGACAATTCAAAGTTCAGCATCTGGGACTGCTCCTCAATTAAAATTAGAAAATCCAGTTGATTCAAATTCTTCTCAAGGTGCAGCAAATAATTTATCTGCAGGTCAATTACTATTTGGAGCTACGGGTTCTTTTCCTTTAACTGCAAGAATTGAAAGTATTTACAATTCTGATGCTAGCTTTGGAAGAAGTGCAGATTTAGTATTTTCTGGCACTAATGGTTCAGGAACTTTATCCGAACGAATGCGCATCACCTCAGGCGGCAACGTTGGGATTGGAACAAGTTCTCCGAGTTTTATTTTAGATGTTCATACAAATAATTCAGTTTATAATACTAGATTTTATCAGCCATCTTCATCTACTTCTGCTTATAATTCTTTACTTATAACTGGTGCAATGACAAGCGCAATAGGTTATATGGGTATCGGTGGAAGTGCTACAGGAAACACTTCTTTTAGAGATACTTTTGTAATTGGTACACAATCAAATCATCCTTTAGTTTTTAATACCAATGACTCCGAACGAATGCGCATCACTTCGGGTGGGCATTTGCTTGTTGGTAAAACAGCATTAAACATGGGTACTAGTGGGATAGAATTATATCCTAATGGTACTTCAGTTCACTCATTTAATATCACAAACAATGAAGCAGTAATTTTTAATAATATAGCGACAGGTACTACTTATCAAATTGATTTTAGAACTAACACTGTTGAAAGAGGTAGTATATCTGTAACTGATTCAGCAACTTCATACAATACTTCATCTGATTACAGATTGAAGGAGAATGTAAAGCCTGTAGAAAATGCACTTTCTTTATTGACTCAGTTAAAGCCTTGTACTTTCAATTTTATTGTAAACCCTGAAGAAGAAGTCATGGGCTTTCTTGCTCATGAAGTGCAGGAGGTAATGCCTCAAGCCATAAAAGGTGAAAAGGATGCAGTTAGAATAGAGCAAGTAGAGGTATCCCCTGCTGAACTAGATGAAGAAGGCAATGTCATCACGGAGGCTATAATCGAAGAAAAGGAAGTACCCGTATACCAAGGCATTGACCATTCAAAACTAGTTCCCCTTTTGGTGGCTGCAATGCAAGAACAGCAGGAGCAAATCAAATCACTAACCGAACAAGTAGAAGCCCTCAAATCTCAAATAAATGGCTGATCAAAATACTATCATTTTAGATGCTGATGTCAAACCACTTAAGAAACAACTAAGGGAAGCGACACAGGAACTACAGGCAGCAAGGCAGAAGTACGGGGAATTCTCCGATGAAGCTGTCAATGCTGCCCAAAAGGTAGCTACCATCAGGGATGAGATTCAGGATGCCAATGAAGCAGCACAGCTATTTGATCCTGGCAAGAGATTTCAAGCATTGACTACAGCAGCCTCCACAGCAGCAGGAGGTATAGCTGCAGTCCAAGGGGCAATGGCTCTATTTGGTCAGCAAAGTCAAGATGTAGAAAAAGCACTCCTAAAAGTACAGGGGGCAATGGCATTGTCTCAAGGCCTTTCTCAGTTGAAAGATATAGGAAAGGTAGGCGAGCAGTTGCAAATCACTTTCAAAGGCCTTACAGCAGGTGCAAACGGCTTTAAAAAGGCTTTGATAACTACAGGTATAGGTGCATTGGTGGTAGCGGTAGGAACTCTTGTAGCCTATTGGGATGAGATCATGAGCCTAGTCAATGGAGTTACGGGTGAGCAGCAGAAACTAAATGAAGAAACTCTAAAAAATCTTGAAGCAGAAAAAACAAAACTTGACACTATTGATGGTCAAAGCAATCAGCTAAAACTACAAGGCAAAAGTGAAAAAGAAATCCTTGAACTAAAAATAGCGCAATCCGATGAGGCTATCAAGGCTGCAGAGATTAACCTGGCAAATGCAAAGGCTACAAAGCAAGCACAGGTAGAGGCAGCGCAAAGAAATCAGGATATTCTTTCGGGATTGCTTAACTTCATGTCATTTCCTTTGACTGCAATCCTAGGATCTATTGACTTGATTAGTTCAGGTCTACAGCAGTTAGGTATCATTGAAGAGGCTACCAATCTAAGGGAGCAAACCTTTGACTATTTGGCATCTTTTGTATTTGATCCAGAGGCTACGGCTGCAGAAGGTGATAAGACCATCCAAGAGGCTGAGGCTGCATTGAATCAACTTAAAGAAGGAAGGGCAGGATTTCAACTATCTATTGAGCAGATAGACAAACAGGCAGGGGAGAAAGCATCTGCAGAGAGAGAAAAGCTAAATGAAAAACAACTCGAAGCAGAGAAGATTTTGCAAGATGCTAGGACAAAACTTTTAGATGAGCAGATGCAGAAGGAAATGGCTATTGAGGAGGCCTATGCAGAAAAGTTTTTGAAGCTAAAAGAAGCAGGAATAGAAGATGATGGTAGCCTAGAGGCTGCCAAGAGAAAAGAATTGAATGCCTTAAGACTAGAGACTGAAACTGAATTTCAAAAACAATTAAATGAGATCACAACTCAGACTAGACTTGAAGGGATTAAGGATGAAAATGAAAAAGCAAGACAGCAAATCCTAGCTGAATTTGAAAAGCAGAGACAGGATGTTCTAGACAATGAGAAATATACTGCAGCACAAAAGGAAACTTTGAAGCTAGAGTTGGCAAAGCAAGAGCAACAGGCCTTAGATGCCCTTCAATTAAGCATAGATCAAGTAAACGCTGAAAAGGAATTGCAGAAACTAGATGCAGAAATGAAGCAAGCGGATCTATCATTTCAGATTCAAAGGAATTTGATAGATGAAAAACAAATGCTTTTAGATGAGCAACTTCAAAAGGGATTGATCACAGAGGAAGCCTATACAGAAGCGGTAAAAGCAAATGCAGATGCGAGAATAGAAATAGACAAAAAGGAAGCGGATGCAAAACTTGAAAACGCTGCAAGGGTTTCTGGCTTACTATCAGGAGTAGCTGATCTTGTAGGAAAGAATACGGCTGCAGGCAAAGCTACAGCCATTGCTGCTACCACTATTGACACCTATCTAGGGGCGCAAAAGGCATACACTTCTCAGTTAGTACCAGGTGATCCTTCTTCCCCTATCAGGGCTGCCCTTGCTGCTGCCTTAGCTGTGGCAGGTGGTATAAAGAATGTGAGATCTATCATAAGAACTCCTGTGCCTGGCGGTAAGGGTGGAGGTGCTTCTGCACCTGATATATCTGCTGCTGCACCACAGGTAGCCTCTGCAGTTCCTACTGTAGGCACTAGCCCTGTGACTGCTCTAGGTCAGGTGATGCAAAATCAGCCTCCACTTAGAGCCTATGTAGTAGAAAGCGAAGTGACAGGAACTCAGAAGAGGGTAGCAGATATTGAACGAAGAGCAGGATTTTAATACTTAAAGACATGGATAAGAAACTACCACTATACGAAATGATGATTGCTGATACTTCCGAAGGGGAAGAGGAGGTAGACTTCATTGCCCTAGTAGAATACCCTGCTATACAAAAGAACTTTCTAGCCTTTGGTGAGCAATTTGTACAGCCTGGGCCAAATGAGAAAGAAGAAGATTTTATCCCTAGATGCATTGAATATCTTATCAATGAGGGAAAGGATAATGAACAAGCGGTAGCTATTTGTTATTCAATGTGGGAACAAAAATTTCAGGAGGATTCCTACAATGACTACCCACAATCTGCAAAGGATAATGCAGAAAGAGGGATCAGATTGAATGAAGAAATAGGCAACAAATGTGCTACTCAGGTAGGGAAGGTCAGAGCAACTCAGATAATGAAAGGTGAAAAACTTTCTAGAGAGACCATCCGTAGGACTTATTCCTACCTAAGTAGGGCAGCGGAATACTATAACCCAGAGGATGACAAAGCCTGTGGGACTATTTCGTACCTTTTGTGGGGTGGTGAGCCTATGTTGAGATGGGCAGAATCTAAAATGAATCAAGAAGATTTTAGATCTGTTGGGGTAAATAAATTTTCTATTGAAAACAAAGAGCAAAGGATAGTGACAGGTCCTCTTATGATAGCGGATTTACCTATCTACAGAAGGGATGGAGAAGAGGAATACTATGTAGTTTTTTCGGCTGCAGAGATCAAGAAGATAGTGCAGCGTTTTTTTAAAAAAGGCTACCAATCAAAGGTAAATGTAGAACATTCTACCCCTGTAGATGGGGTATATATGTTTGAATCTTACATCATTGATAGATCAAAAGGAGTACTAGCACCCAAGGGATTTGAAGGAATTGCAGACGGCTCATGGTTTGGGTCTTTTAAAGTGGAAAATGAGAAGATATGGGAAGAGGTCAAGGCAGGTACTTTTAAAGGCTTTTCTGTGGAGGGACTATTTAAGTATGAAAAGACAAATAAGGTAGTTACAGAGGAGGAGCAGATCATGGCTCAGATCTTCAAAATACTTTCACAAATTGAACACTAAATCAAATTAAATATTTACAAGTATGAACGCAAAAGAAGCACTAGTAGAAATCAAAAAACTACTTTTCCAAGAGGCTGAAAAGCAGGCTGCCTTCGCATTGACAGAAGGTAAGCTAGTAGATGGAACTGTAGTAGCGTATGACCTAGAGACAAAAGAGATCTTCGTAGTAGGAGCAGATGGTGAATCAATCCCTGCACCTGTTGGAGAGCATCAACTTGAATCAGGTGAAGTAGTAGTAGTCCTTGAGGAGGGAAAAATTGCAGAAGTAAAGAAAGCAGAAGAAGAGCCTTCAATCGAAGTAGAGATTGAGGCTGCTGCTGAGGAAGTACCTGTAGTAGAGGAGCCTGTAAAGGATGAAGCAATGGCCAAGGTAGAAGAGGCCATGGGTTACCTTGAAAAGAAAGTTGAAGAACTTGCTGCCAAGGTAGAAGAAATGGCAAAGAAAAATGAGTCTATGAAGGAAGCCGTAAAACTTTCTGCAGAGATCATTGAAAGCCTAGCCAAAGAACCAAGTGACAAAGCAATATCTGCACCTAACTCTTTTCATAAAGCAATCAAAGTAGAGAAGGAAGATAGATTTGCAAACATTCAAAAAGCATTTCAAATTTTAAAACAAAAATAAAATGGCCTTAGATTTATCAGCACTATCTAACTATGTAAAAGAGAATGAATTGCAGCTTACATCTGCTGCTATCTTCTCTGCAAAAACTGCTTCTTTGATCGAAGCAAAAGGTAATGTCCAGGTGGGTATCAAATCCGCTGAGACTATTAACATCATGACTACCGATGCGGTATTCCAAGCAGGTGGAACTTGTGGGTTCAACTCAAGCGGTACTACTACTATCACTCAAAGAACCCTTACTGTAGGTAAGATCAAGGTTCAGGAATCTATCTGCCCTAAGACTTTTGAAGCTAAATATACTCAGAAGGCTTTGAGAGAAGGTTCTAGCTATGACTACATGGCTTATGCATCTGAGTACTCTGCACAAAAAGTACAGCGTATTGGTGCTGCCCTTGAAACTGCTATTTGGCAGGGTGACACAGGATCAGGAACTGCTAACCTTAACAAGTTTAATGGCTTGATTAAGATCATTAACGATCTAGGTTTCGGTGGTGCTGGTGATCCTATCAATGGAAACGTATCTAACTTGACTACTTTGACCAAGGCAAACGTAGAGCAAGCTGTAGATGATATCTTTGCTTCTATTCCTGCTGCCCTTTTGGACAAGGATGATGTGGTAATCTTCTGCGGAAATGATACCTTCAGAGAGTATGTTCTTGCTTTGAGAGATAGCAACCTTTATCACTACCCTGTAGATGCTGCCAACATGGAACTAGTAATTCCTGGTACTTCTATCAAGTTGATTGGTGTGAATGGTTTGAACGGAACAGACAAAATGTTCGGTCTATCTATGAGTAACTTGTACCTAGGTACTGATATGTTGAACGAGCAAGATCGCTTCGAGCTGTTCTATGCAAAAGAGGCAGACGAAATGAGATTCGTAGTAGAGTTCAAACTTGGTGTACAAGTTGCATTCCCAGATGAAGTAGTGTTCTGGAAATTGTACGTTGCACCTTAATTAAAAAAATCGGGGGTAGGGATTGGCCTATCCCCTTCACATTTTAAATCAGAAAAAATATGCCTTGTGCCTTAACTCAAAATTACACCCTTGACTGCAAAGATTCTATTGGCGGTTTGAAGGAAGTTTATTTTGCGGCAGTAGAAGACATTGCAACTTGGACAGG